TGCTCTTGGTTTACTGTTAAGATCTCCCACAATATTGTATTCAACTTTATAACCTAATGCTGCTGCACTGTTAAGCAAGTCTATCGCATTGCCCCACAATGTTTTCCCAAAGAAATAAGAGCTTAAATAGTTCGGTAAGTCTACACATTGAGTTCCATATGCTCCGTCTTGGTCAACACCTATTCCTAAATTTGCTATACGTCTTGCTTCGTTTACTAAATCTGTTGTTCTAACCATTATTCTTTTTCCTCCTAAATTTGAATAAAATAAAAAGACTATTTACTAGTCTTGTTTTGGTTCTTTATATGTTAAGGCTTGTTCACTATCAGAAAAGCCATGTGTTGTTGGGTCGTTTACTATTCCCAACAATCCAAGTAATAAAAAAACAGCATCGACAACATTATTAATGTTGGTGCTGAATAATTCTGTATTTAGGTTATAACCTAGCAACATTGCAACTTGTTTGACTAGTAGCAATAAAGCTGCTATAAACGCTAATACAAAGCGTTTATTCTTAAATCGTACTTTCCAATTTATCATTGTTGTTCACCTCCTTTCTAGTTTGCAGGCCATGGGTCGTTTGTTAAATAAGATATTGAACTCACTCTGATATCTCCAATATCTCTATCAGTTGGCACAGGGTCTGTGAATTGGAATCTCAACATATTCCCGTCTCCCACTCCACCTAAATACCAAGTACCATATGGCGTACCTTTATCGTTGTATATCCCACCTATTAACGATGCTTCAGAGCGATAACCTATTGGTACTCCGCTTAACCCTAAAATAAAACAGTTTCGCTCTCGGTCACTAGGTTGAACTTGATATCCGGCTCCACCACGTCTTACGATACCGAACCAACCCCACGATAATCCTCCGAATTGATAAGACACAATATTATTAACACGTCTTATCTTGACATACGAACCACCTAATTTTGATACAGATGGAATTATTTTCCACCCAGTATCTCCAACTAGAACCTCCCAACCTGTGTTCCCTGTTCCGCTTTTCTTAATCCACTTCAAAGCTCCGTTTGTAACAGCTTCATCAACGTAAGTAGTTCCAACAGGTGCAGTAACTACTCCGTTTGGCAATCCTCGTCCGTGAATTTCCCAATTTTTAGCTTCAAGAACTTTTAATCGATTATCAAGTTCGGTTGTGTTTCCAACGTTTGCCGGGATATAATCGTGAATATTTCGTGTTGTGATGAACTTAATGTTCTCGCTCTCTGAAAAATCAAAGTCTGGCTCGTAATAATCAGGTAATGAACTAGCGGCTGTGTACAATATAGCTTCAAATTTAGCTGTTTTTTCACGACCGCTAACAACTAGATGATTACCATAAGCATCTGAATATAATTTACCAAAATTGCTCGTGTTTCTTGTTATAGAATTTTGACTTAAATAACCGATTAAAGGCATATTTTCGGATGATACATATGGCGCTCCGTTTTTAGTAGCAAAATTACTCGTATCAACATTCCCACTCGGTCTATTCTCTAATGTTGTTAACCTACTTTTAATATCCGTGTCGTTATATGGTTGAGGTAATTCTGACTTTTTGGCATATTTTTCACGTTCTTCTTCATCTAAGAAAGCTTTTCTGAGTTGCTCTTTTGTAGCAAGACCCGAAATATCTTGGTGCTGTGTCAAATAATGCTTATCTTCTAACTGTGTATTTGTTACAAAATTAGAAGTATCAATGTTAGCTGTTACCGGTCTGTCTTTTAATTCTTTGATTTCCCTTTTAATTTCAGTATCATCATAGCTTGATGTCACTGGTCTAGCTTCAAGTTGTGTAACCTTAGCAGCAACATCATCAACAGCTTGTTTTGTAGCTAATTTGCTAATATCCTGATGTTCAGTTAAATAATTCTTACCTTCTAACTGTGTTTCAGTAACATAGTTAGCTAGTGATTGATGTTCAGTTAAATATCCCTTTTTCTCAACTTCTTCTACTGCTTTATTTACAATAGTTTCACTATCCGGAATTTCAGTCTTCAAAGCATAATCTGATAAATGTTCACTTGATACAAAATCAGATACGTTAGGGATATCTCCTTTTAGTGCATATCTCTCATTAGCTTTATCCTCTGTTAAGAATTTACTACCTTTAGATATCTCAGCTATAGCATTATCAAAGTCTTCTTTAGTAAGCACATCTACTCTATCTACTATCATGCTGTTAGCAAAAAAGCGTTCTTTTTCCGGTAGTTGACTAGCTTTATCTATTTCAGAAAGATTGACTTTGAATTTAAATCTGAAAATGTCGCTGTTGCGTTCTTCTTTGTCAAGGTAGATATAACAAACAACCTCCTCATTTTGAGTAATTAGCGAGGTGTCAAAGTTAAACTTGATTTTATTATCTTCTACAGATCCTGTAGTTTTCCAATAACTGCCACTTCTTAAGAATTTAAAAAGTGCTACTACATTCTCATTAGTTAATGTTCCTTTTGAAATTTCAAACTCAAAAGCACCGTTATTTTTATCATGTGAATACAGCTCACAAAAACTATCTTCAACTTGTCTTATTTTTGTTGTGTTCTCAATGCTTAATCTAATTATTTTTTCCAAGGTTTAATCACTCCTTTTCATTAAATGCATCTCTTAGTTTCTCTAGCCTCTTTTTTATCCCCTTCGGAAATGGCACCCCTATTGCAGCTAAGTTCTCAATAAGTGATACCCCATACGTCGCTATGAAGAAGAATATAAAAGCTGTTGCTACTTCTTCAAAACCTATATATGTTAAATAGGGATAAACTGTTACTACCAGCACTAATACTATCAGATGCTCGATTAACCCACGTCTTCCAATTGTGGAGTTAACCGTTTTTGTTACCCACGCTTTAGCCAGCCCAGTAATAATATCAAATACTATAATTCCGGCTAATGCGTGAATATATATGTCGTTAAATAATTCATAATATTGATTAGCAAGTTCAGCTAATGTTATGTGCAATGTTTGCACCTCCTTAAAAAAGAGCGGTGTAATAACCGCCCTTATATCTTTTAATTTTGTTCGTTTTTTTCGTTTTTTTCTTTTGCTATTTGTTCATTTAAAGTAGTTATAATCCTATTGTAACTATCATTAATTTGAACTATTTCTTTTGTTTTCCACTCATTTAAAATATCGGATAATATTCCAGTAATTATAAATGGTGGTAAATCGTAATCTCTAGCTGATATTTCTACAAATTTTAAAATATCGCTTTTCACATTTGAAATTTTAGCTTCTATTGGCATCATTATTTAGTTCCTCCTTAAAGAATTGTAGAATATATTAATATCCCGTTTTTAAACTTCAGTGTGCCGGAAGTCCAGCCGTAAACCCCATTCCCTTTATATGTAACTTTATGAACAATAGGTACTTCAGCTGATTCCCCTTCAGAAGGGACAAAATTCTTAATTTCGTTCCCGTGAAAATCAACGGTACAGAAAGCGTTTAGTGTGTCTCCATCAGACCCCTCTATAGGCTGCGAGGCGTAAAGCCACTTTATAGCGAAAAAATCATCGTTAGGGTCATCCCTGTGCGACCAGGCCATGTATTTCCCTTTGCTTGTACTATAATTTTCCAACATGAAATTTATTCCCAGTTTATCAGGGTGATTTTTAAGATTTATACACCCCATATTCCCTACTGCTTTACCGCTGTCAAAAAATTCATACCTACCACTATTTATTTTTGCTTTTAGTTTATCTTCAGTAGCTTTTCCGTCATAAAACCTCATCTCTCCATCTTCAAACTGAATGTATTCAGAAATTTCATTCCAAGCTATCCTCAATGCTCTAGCATTTTGAGTTAAAGTGGTGCTGAAATTGTCAGTTGTTACAACATTTTCGATTTTATCTTTCATTACTTTAATTGTTGCCTCGGTTTGTGCTTTAGTTAAATAGTTTGTCGATAATGTTTCTTTAACGCTTAGATTTACTTCATTTTTAGCTTGATTGATTATTGAGTATATATTAACTTCTTCATTCCTTTTAGTGTATCTAAAACCTAAATTAATTTCATAAAATCTAATGTTAGAAATTTTTGTTTTGTCAAAATCTCCTGAGAATTCTAAATACACAACGTCTTTATTGTCATTTGTTTTATTAGAAATTCTCGCAAATAACACATTATCTTTAGCTGTCATAGGTTTAAAGTTTGTGTTAGGAATAGCTTTACCATCACTACTTGCAAGGACATATTCACTAAAATCAATAGATATTGCACTGTTATTAGGTGCTATTGTATCGAACATTATTTTGTAATATCTACCTTCCTTAAATTCATTCATTGATTTAAGAGTAACCAGTTTATTAATTCCACCAGCTATTACATCGAATGAATTTTTTTCTAATCCTTCGTTGAAATTTCCTTCCCAAACTTCAAGATTTTTGACTTCTGTTGAATTTCCTAACGGAGTTAAATTAATCGTTCTTGTTTCTGTTGGTACTGTGAAAGTAAAAATATTAATACCTGCTACAAGTCTTTGTCTTTCGCTGTTAAATATTCTTAATTCCTGATTAGCTGGGAAATATCTAAAGTCAGCTACTAACGTGTAAGTATTACCGGGTTTCATAGGTTCTAACGTTGTATAAGTTAGATTATTACCAGTTTTCTTTTCGGCTGAGTTTAGAAGGTTATCCCCCCTAATCGCAACCTTGAATTGCTTGTCATTAAGCTCTCCAATTTGAGATTTAAACTGTTCTAATGTCGTATCAAATGTTTTATATTTATTTGTAATCTCTTTTACAAGTTCAGTATCAGGTAGATTATCCAATCTAGCAAAACATGTAGTCTTTAAGAACTGATATTCAACGTCTAATTTAATATTAATTGTTGTTCCGTCTTTCTCACCGTTTGAGTAATAAACGTTGGTAAGTTCACCGTCATTATTATATGTTGCGTTCTCTTGTGTTTTGTTTAAACCGCCACCCCAAACCCTAGCTGTAAGGTTGAAACCGTTAGTAACTTTAACACCGTCGTAATAAACGTCTACAAAGAACTTAACGTCGTTAGTTCTTTTACCTTCATAAGTTCCGGCGACTCTTACGTTTGCTGACAATGAATGTGCTTTTAAATCTTCAAGGCTCGGTATCCACTCGGTTGGCATGTCACCACCTACCGACATATAAGGTTCAGCAACTTTAAAATGTCCGTTCTTTGTTGAAAAGATAAAAAATAGATTATCGCTTTGCGATGTAAAATCTTGTTGAACCGTGTAAGTGATTTCTTTAATAACCCAAGTGTCCCTTAATGTTCCGTTATCTAAATTAAAGCCGGTCATCTGTTTATTACCGACATGAGATTTCAAGGCTAAATGTAACCCGTTATCTACATTAACATCGCTGTAAATATAAATTGGTAATCT